AGGCTCTCTTGCACTCTACTAAAATGTAGTATATAAATTAATTACTATACAATTAATTAGAATACTGACGCGTATAGTCGACGGCCTAGAGACAGTATTCACAAAAACTAGGAGGATTTAATTATGGCAAGTACTACGTTTAATGGACCGGTCCGATCGGAAAAAGGTTTTGAAGTTGCAACTAAAAATGCAACTACAGGAGCAGTAACTACAAGATATAGTTCAGCTTTACCTGATATGACTGGTTTAACTAAAAATGATTTAGCAACAGGTGCTAACATTACTTTAACAGCAGACGCAATAAACATTGTGAATTACACAGGTGCAGCTGCTTGTGCAGCAGCATTACCAGCAGCTACACAAGGAACAGTTGTTGTTTATATGCAAGCAAAAGATACTACAGGTGGAACTAACACTTTAACTTTTGATGCAGCTGGAACTGATGTTTGGGCTACTGGTTCTGTAATAGAATCAAGAGCAACAGCAGAAGTAGATTTTGATATTTCTACAGCAGGTGAAACTCAATTAGTTTTCACTCCTGCAAACGCAGCTACAAACTTGTTTACAACAGGAAGTATGATTGCTTTTATCTGTTATGAAACAGGCACGTGGACTATCGCATCTAGAATGGGTGGTGCCGCAGACGCGACTACAGGTGCATTTGCATTCGCAGCATAATAATTAATTTAGTGTGGGCTTCGGCCCACACAAATTTTAGGAGAAAATATGGGAACATACATTTCAAATGTAAAAGCAGTACAAAAATCAACTGTAGCGACACACACTATATTTGCAGGTCCCGCTAGAATCGTAGGTCTTTATATTAACAAAGAACCAAATGTTGCGCAGAGCACTGTTACTTTACAAGATGACAGTACAACTGTTGCAGAGTTTACAGTTAGAGCTACTACCAATAGTAACGGAGATGGTTTAACACAATATATTGGATTTCCAGGAGATGGAATTAAATGTGATACAAGTTTAAAACTTACAATCGCAACTGCAGTTACATTTTGTACGGTAATTTTTGGATAGGAGCGCATTGTGGCTACAATCACTTACACAGTCACTGTAGCAACAGGGACTAACCAATACGGAACTGGTAATAAATTTTATATTAACGGTAGCGTTAGTCCTGACTTAAATTTAATCGAAGGTAACACTTATATCTTTGATCAAAGTGATTCTACAAATGCTACACATATACTAGCATTTTCTACAAGTGCCAATAATAGTCCGGCAGCACCTTATACAACAGGTGTAACTACAACTGGAACTCCAGGAACAGATGGAAAAACTACAATAGTGGTTGCTGCAAACGCACCTACTTTGTATTATTATTGCACGGTCCATTCTGGAATGGGTGGCGCTGCATATACACTTGCAGCAGGTTCAATATCTACAACTGCAAATTTTGAAGCTAGTTTTACAATTGATGAAGTAATTGAGGACGCATACGAAAGATGTGGTGTGCAAGGAATCACAGGTTATCAATTAAAAGCAGCTAGAAGATCATTAAATATTTTATTTCAAGAATGGGAAAATAGAGGTTTACATTATTGGGAAATTGGTAACACAAACATAGATTTAGTAGAGGGACAAGCAGAGTACATTTTTTATAGAGATACATCAGATGGAGCTAGTGCAACAACTGTAGCACCAACAGGTGTTTATGGTTTATCAGATATTATGGAGGCTAGTTTTAGACAAAACTACGGAACAACGGATCAATCTGATAGTCCGATGACTAAAGTTGATAGATCTACTTATTCTGCTTTTTCAAATAAATTATCCAAAGGAACACCATCACAATATTGGGTTCAAAGATTCATTGATAAAACAACAGTAACAATTTATCCAACACCAGATGCAACAGCAGCAGGTAATTATATGTATATCAATTATGTAAAAAGAATTGCTGATGCTGGTAATTATGACAATGTTGGTGATATTCCAAACAGATTCGTACCGTGTATGGTTTCTGGTTTAGCATATTACCTGTCACAAAAATGGGCTCTTGATAGAGTGCAACCTTTAAAATTATTATACGAAGATGAATTAGCTAGAGCGTTAGCTGAAGATGGTTCACCTTCTAGTTCATTCTTAACACCAAAAACTTATTACCCAGGAGCATAATGGCAAAATTTTCATCAGGTAAATATGCACAATTTATTTCAGACCGATCGGGTTTTGCATTTCCATACAGAGAAATGGTAGTAGAGTGGACTGGTGCTAGAGTTCATACTTCAGAGTTTGAACCAAAGTCACCACAAGTTAGTCCTAGACCACATGGTGCAGATCCACAAGCTTTAGAACACGCTAGACCAAGATCACCATCTATACCAAGTCCAGGTATATTAAACCCTGATCCGTTATCCATGAACGCGACTACAACAGCAACAGTCACTTTAGACAATTGTCAGTTACAAGTTGGAGATGCAGTTACGTTTTTAAATGTTACAGATAATTCTGTTGGCGGTGTTACAAACACTTTGTTATCTCCATTTGCAATATTAGCAACTAACATGACTGATTCATCTACAACGATTGTTTGTGATAGTACAAGTCAGTTTCCATCATCAGGTTATGTGTTTATAGAAAGTTTTACCTCACCATCTGCAACAGACCCTAATTATGTTCCAGAAAAAAATTTTGAAATTATAAAATATGATACGAATACAACAGGCACTCAAACTCTTTCAGGTTTAACTAGAGCAACTAATGCTCCGTTTAGAGGAATTACACCACCTCTTACAACTGCGTACGCACACACTGCTGGTGTAAAAGTTTATGGTGCTTTTAACGTGGCAAGTATTACAACTAGAACACAAAAAAATCCTGGTGTGCCTGCTGAAATTACGGTAAACACAGGATTTACATTTACACTACCAACGGCTGCAACATCTACAGAAGTTGGAGGCGGACCAAATATTTATTTTAGTCCGGTAGGAAGAGGATCAGTATAATGGCATACACACTATCAAATTTAAGAGACGATATTAGAAATTACACCGAAGTAAGTAACACAGTGTTAACTGATGCAATTTTGGACAGAATGATTCAAAATGCAGAAAACAGAATATATCGATCAGCAGACAATGATGACAACAGATTCTATGCTACATCAACTTTAGCAACAGGTAACAGATATGTTACTATACCGTCTGATTTAAGAATAATTAGATATGTTCAATTAAAAGATACATCAACAGGTAAACAAGTATTTTTAGAAAAAAAAGACACTTCGTACATGGCAACTTATTATGACACCCCAGGTACAACTCAAGGGTTTCCAAAATACTACGCTAACTGGGATGCAGATAATTGGTTAGTTGCACCTACACCAGATGCTCAATATGAAATAACATTAGCTTATATAAAACAACCTGAGAGCATAACTGTAACTACAGGAGCGGCACCACCAAGCACAAATGGGACTTATTTGTCTAACAAATATCAGGACTTACTTTTGTATGGTAGTTTGATCAATGCATATGGGTACTTGAAAGGTCCGCCAGATATGGTACAATACTATCAGCAAGCATATAATGATGCTTTACAAACGTATTCTATTGAACAACAGGGTAGAAGACGCAGAGACGAATATCAAGATGGAGTTATTCGTACACCTCTTAAATCACCTTTTCCATCAGATTATTAAGGAGATAAAATATGGCAAACTTAATACCAAATTCATTTCGTGGAGAGTTGTTCTCAGGAACACACAACTTTGCGAGTGGAGGTGATACGTTTAAGATAGCTTTATACACAGGATCAATTAGTTCTGTTTATACAACGGCAAGTACAGTAGTCTCTGCAACAAATGAAGTTAATACTGGTGGAGGAAGTAATTACACGAGACAAACTTTAAGTTCTCAAGCAGTTGCATCTTCAACAGCTGTAGCTTCAGTTGACTTCGGAGATACAACTTGGACAAGTGCAACTTTCACAGCAGCATTTGCAGCTATCTATAATGATGATCAAGGAGATAAGTTATGTGTAGTACTAGATTTCGGCGGAGATAAAACTTGTACTAACGGAACATTTAAAATTACTTATCCTGATCCAGCAACACCAGCTAATGCTATTATAAGCATGAGCTAATAGGAGAATAAATGGCTTTAGTAATAAATGATAGAGTAAGAGAAACAAGTACATCACAAGGCACGGGAACTATAAACCTTGCAGGTGCTGTGACAGGTTTTAGAACTTTTGTAGATGGGATAGGTGATGGTAACACAACTTATTATGCTATCTTTGAAGAAGGTACTAATTTATTTGAAGTAGGTCTTGGTACTGTAACTGATGCAACACCAGACACTCTTTCACGAACTACAGTTTTAAGTAACTCTTCAGGTAATACGTCTAATATAAATTTTAATTCAGGTGGAACAAGTACACTAAGTGTGTTCTGTACAATGCCTGCAAGTAAGTCAGTTTATTTAGATTCAACAGGAACGCCGGTAGGAGCGGCAAGTAATGGATTTGCTGTTGCAATGGCAATAGCTTTATAGGAGAAAAAATATGGCACAAGATTTTACTAGATACGCAGTTGAAGCAACGAATAGTGCTACTACTGTGTTCACAGCAAATTCAAATGATGCAGTTATTGGAATCAGAATCGCCAACAAAGTTTCTTCAGCAATTGCAATGGATGTTTTTGTAAGTGTCGGTGGCTCTACAACAAGATTTATTTGCAAAGATTTAAGTATTCCACCAAACAGTGCAGTAGAACTTGTTTCAGGTGGTGCTAAATTTGTAATGCAGAATACTGATGTATTAAAAGTAGAATCAGATACTGCATCTAGTGCTGATGTATATGTTAGCGTCGTTGATTCAATTAGTGCATAGGAGGATAAATGGATAGTTTATATGATACAATATATATAGGTAATAAACCTGGATCAGAAAATATTTATACACATGCTCAAGTTATAGATCAAAAAGGCATGGTTATTGAGTCTGCAGTATTAGCAGGTCCTGTTACCTTTACACAAACAATAACAGTAACAGGGACATTGGTAATAATATAATGAGTAAGATAGAAGTAAACACAGTCGAACCACAATGCGGAACTACCTTAACACTAGGTGCTTCTGGTGATACGGTAACTTTAGGAAGCGGTGCATCTCAATCAGGGTTTGGAAGATCAGGTTCTGTTGATTGGCAAACATCAATTAAGCCAGCTACATTTACTGCTGTATCAGGAGAAGGTTATTTTTGTAATACTTCTAGTGGAGC